TTAGCTGCTTTTAAGTTTAAGTATGCTTTCCACCCACTACCCGTTTCCAAATTGGACACATCAAATTTTATTACAGTTCTATAAACATCTTTTATAGTTCCATAATATAATTTACCTACTTCCAATATTTCATCTCTACCTGCGTTTTGGTCAGGTTGTTGTAAGTAGATACTTGCATCGTATGATGATGTATAAAATTTATGCATTATATAGCCCTCCCTTTAATGTCTTTATTTGGATATTTAACTTCAAAAACGCAAGGGTCTAATGATGGATATACTATCTTACCCTTTGTTGCTTGTTCTATGTTATAACTATTATCTGAATAAGCATCTACACAACATAAGTTGGAAATCTTAACAGATGGAACACTCATTACTCCTTCAACATTTGCTAATATTAATTCTATTTCCGAAATGTTAATTGGTTTGTTGAATGTCCAATTATCTATGTTAAAATATTCTTGCACTTTTAATAAACAGTTTGCAAGAACTTCTCTTTTGTTATAATTAGAATAACATATAACTTCAAAATCACATCCGATGTTTACAATAAATCCATCAATTATATTTACACCATCTGTAAGCATTCTATACTCACCTAAATAAGTTTTAAGGTTTTGTTTGATTGCCTGATTTAGATTAGTTAAATTTTTATTACTATCATATCCTAAAACATACATATTAATTGCAAATGGGTTATTTACCTCTGCTAATGATGTTTTCTTTTGTGAAAGATATTTAACTAATTCCGTTTGAATATCTTGCTTTGGTTTATCCTTTAAACCTTCAACTATGCCAACAAATTCTGCTATATTTTTTGGATTAGCAAGAATAGATGATGGTGAATTATTATCAATCTCTCCATCAGGTGATACATATACCTTCGCAACACTACCATATCGTTCTGGCATAGATAATGCTCTTACAATATAATCCTGTCTAGTTACTGCTCTATTTTGAGAACCAAATGTTGCTAATGCATTTTGTCTGATTTCTTCAATAGATTCACCACCTCTTCCACCAATTGCAGGTTCTAAATTTTCAACTGCTATTGTTGATTTTGAATCATTATATGATGTTAATAAAATATCTGGTATCGATAAAAGGTCTTCTTCAAATTCTATTCTTCTAATTGTAGTTAAATCACCTGTATTCACATTAGATTCTATACCACCACCAACTAAATACTTTACAGTTAAAGATGTGTTTATAGGTGCTATACCAAATGTATTTGTTTTTAAGAAATTGGATGGGTCAATACCTTGATTCAATCTTTGAACCGAATTAGCTAACCCCAATCCTACATTTTTTGTATTTGGTAGTATTTGCTCATCATTTAATCTAACATCACCACTACCAAATTGCAAATCAACAGTATTATCCGAATTTACTTTAACAGAAAATCTATAAGGAACTGTTTTTACTTCCAATATATAAGGAACTTCACTTGCGTATTCGGACAATTCTGAATTATAATCGGTATTTGGTTGTTCCGAAAATATAGTTTCTTGTGCCAAATATGGAACTTCGTAATATACATTACCATCATTATCTACAACAGATACTATACCAATAATATTCGTATCTGTTAAAGTGCCAGTTGGATAATCTGTATCATCTCCAAACGAAATAGATGTAGAAACTTCTCTTGCAGAAATTGCTTTTACTTTCTTTGTTATTAAATATCTTGTTGGAACTCCTGAATTAGAATCTCTTTCGTAAACTTCTATTTCTCTATCGGTTGCGTTTGCGAAATCTACGGCATCCACCGTTCTAAAAACAACATTTGAATTTGTTGTTGATTCTACCTCCATTCCATCTTTTATTTTAAAAAGGTATCTGGTATCTGGTGCATTTGATATACCCGTTTGTCCATTGGATGGAACTACCTGATATACGGTAAGGGTTGTAACCGCAGGAGATGTTACCTTTGGTTTATAACCCATATTTTGTGCCAATGCTATCACATTTTTCTTTTCAGAAGCATATGATAATATAGATTCTTTTAATTGAGTATCTTGATAAAATGAAAGAACATCACCGATTGCAGCTGCTTGCTCAATGAAAACCATACCAGGAGATGCATCATTGAAATCCGAATATGTGTTTGGAAAATATGTTTTAGTATAATCAATTAAAACTTGCTTTAATGCAGCAAAATCTTTACCAACATAGTTTATGTTTTTATTTTGATTACCCCAATTTTTATCAAGTGGTTTAAGTGCCATTATTAATTATTTACATTTATTTGTATTGTCTCTGATAAGTTTGGATTTGATACTAATGAAAATTTAATATCCAAAATTATTCTATGATTATCTATATCATTTTCATCGTAATCAAATACAATGGTATCAATATTTAAGTATGGCAACCATATAGAAACTGCTTCTACGATACTGTTTTCTATAACTCTCTCTACTGTTTCTCCGTCTAATGGTTCAAACAACACTTTCCAAACATCACATCCAAATTCAGGTTGCATTAATCTTTCTCCTTTTCTTGTTAGGATTAAATTTTTTAAATTATCTTTTGCCTGATTGAGTGTAGTGAAATTAACAGAAAAGATACCATTGGAATCGGAACTTTTATTAATCCCGATACCTAATACTTTATAGTCGTTTTCTACTAAATCCGCTACATTAACTCTACCAAGCTCTATTGCCATTATTAAAATCTTTTAACTAAATCTGCGTAATTTCTTGTCAATGCTTTCATAGTTGCATCTTGCAATTTATCTCCCGTTGATTCCAATTGTTGTGGGATATTTTGAGGAATACCTGCACCTCTAAAATCCATAGTATCCCATCCATCTTCTTCACTCATCTGTGGTTGTAACATATCCAATACGCTACCACCTGCTCCTGCTCCTTCTGCTCTTTGTGCAGATGTAAATGGAGTTGTCATATTTAAAATCTCATTAATCATAGGGTCTTTTGTAAATTCCCTCTGTGGTTGTTGAGTTCTTTGTTGAGTTGGAACTACCGTCTGCTTTCTAACAGGAGCAGTAGTATTCACCTCCGTTAATTCTGCTAACGATGGTGTAGATTTTTTTTGTGAGTTTAATGTAACTGCGCCAGATTTGATAAGTTTAACAAGTTCTTCTTTAACTTGCTGCTTAACCTCGTTTTTTACAACCTCTTTAATAAGGGTTACTAAAATTTCTGATTTCATAAAAAAGTGTTTGTTTAGTAATAAATATAATAAGTTGAAATTTACCCAATAACATTATATCCAGACCATGCTAATATACCAGGTGCCGGTGGTGCTGGTGGTGGATATTGTGCCATAACCATCATAGTTCCACTCGTTCCCATTAAATGCACCTTTGCCAAATTTACAAATGGGTCTAGCATTATATTAGTTGGTGGTGTTAAAACTAATGTTGGTGGTATAAACCATATATTAGGAATATCGGGTATTAAATCTTTAATCATATCAAATGCCATAGAAGCCAATTCTTCTTTGGTAGGTAACCCATCCTTTATCTGTTTTTTTAATTCTTCTTTTGTTGGTAATTTTACACCAACATCCGGTAATTCTATTTCAGGTTTTAATCCATTAATAGTATCAGTTACAGATTTTTTAATTTGTTCTTTTGTAGGTTTTGGAGATGGAATTGATTTTGATAATTCTATTGCAGATTGAATAGGTGCTATTATTGGTTGTAATATTTTTTCCAAAATAGGTGGAATCAATTTTTCTTCAATCTGCTTCATAGCTTCTTCCATCAATTTTGATTTTGCTTTTTCAACTAAATCTTTTTTCTTTGGTAATTCTGGAAATGGAAATTTAATTGCCATTTTGAATTGAGAACCAATTGATGGTTTTTTCTTTTTAATTTCGTTATACTTTTCAATTACCGTTTTACCTGTAATAACCGCAGGATGATTTTTAACTTCATCTGCAAGTTGTTCTTTTTTTAATAATTTAATAACGGTATCGTAAACATTTATAACTGTTCCAGCTACATCTATTGTTTGTTTTTTTAACTCATCAACTAATGCCTGTGCAGCTTCTTTTAATGCTTTGTTTATTGCAGCAGATGCTGCTAATGATATTGGATTTGGACCTATATTCATAACTGCGCCTGGTGCAGGTGGTGTTGATTGCCAACCTAACGGTCTTAATAATGGATTTGGAAATGGAGCCATTTCTGCACCTAACCAATATGCATCGAATGCAGATGGATAAATTTCTGCTAATAAATTAAAATTTTCCCCATCACTATCTTGTCCTTTTTTAAAAGCTGATTTTATAACATTGGTCATTCCTTGTACATTACCGTTTAAAACAGGAACACCATATAACATATCACCACCTCTCTTTATACATCTATCATATTCATTGGCATAGAAACTTGCAAAACCATCGGGGTCATTTGAAAAACGACCAGTTGCCATTGCTCCTAATACATTTGCTTTGAATAATATCCAAGACATTTTATTTACTTAAAAAGTTGGTTGATGAAAGTAAAGTATTTAACTTACCTTGTATTGCAATAAATGATGCTCTATTGGCAGGTCCCATCATAGTTGGTCCAACGGGTGTTGCAAATATTTGTGAGTTTATTGCTTGAATTAATTCTTTTAATATTGCAACTAACTCACCACCCAATACCATCTTTTGAACATCTGCACCCTGTCCTCCTGCTCCTTGATTCTTACCTAAAAATATTTTACCATTACTTGAATTTAAAAATATTTGATTTGCACCATTAGAATGTATGGTTATTTTGTTATCTGAATTTATATAAACTTCTTTTGCAGAATCAATAGAATAATTACCATCTGTAATTACACCCGTATTTCCTTTTCCAAATATAATAAATTCTTTTGCTTTTGCAGATAGTATAATTCTATCTGAGTTTATAAACATCTGGTCTCCACTAAAATCAGACGGATATGATTTAAATGCTTTCTTTTCTTTTTTAATAGTTTCTTTGAATGGAACTTTTGTTTTACCAGATACAATATAAACCGACGTTCCATCTTTATTTATATCCTCATCTATCAGTTCTCCAATAGGTTTACTATCCAATTCAGCATTTTGTTTATTACGAATGAATATACCAGGATATGATTTATTATCAGGAGATAAAAAGAATTCAGATAAACGAATTGTATTGCCAACTCTACCACTTAAAATAGTATCACCATCTTTTGGTTTTATAAATTTAATTTTTTCGTTTATATTATATTTTATATCTTCTTTTTCTTCATTTTCGTTTGTAGTAGTTCCACCTGCATTTACATCACTTCTGTATTCACTTGCACTCTTACTTCCACCAACTTCAATAACATCACTTTCTTTTGTTGCAGAATATGTGATATAATCTCTTCTATAATTTGAATATGGAGTGTTTGTATAAGGTAACCAAAATGTTTGATTTGCTATTTTGAAAATTACAACCGTCTCACCTTTAATTGGAAATGTAAAATTATTTTTATCAAATGGAAAAGCATAATCAGTTTTAACACCAGTTTCAGTTAAATAATTTATAGCACCATACATTCTGGCATCTTTATCCGAAAATTTACTGTTCTCATTGTAAACAGGAATTTTATCATTACCTTCGTTTGGTAAAAAATCCTGATTAGTTGGATACACACTACTAACTGTTGCTAAAAATGATTCCATTTATATCTTTGTTTTTATATCTTCTATTTCAACTTGAATATCCAATAACTTCTCATCGTTTTTCTTTTCTATTTCATTTATAGTATCTTCCATATCACCTATAAGTTGTGCTTTCTCTGCTTCACTCAACCAACCATCTTCTCCAATACTTTTAGAATCGGCAATTGCTAATCTTTGAGCAATGGTTGCTAATTTGATTAAATGGTCATCATTCTTAATAGATGAATCAATCAAATCTCTAATAATAGGAGCAAGAACTGTTGCTTCTCCTACATTACGAATTAACTTACGAAGAGATTCAATCATTTCTGATATGTTCTTCTTTTTGGTTTGTTGGTTTTCGTAAATATCTTTAAATAACGATGATAAATCTTTACCGTCAAATAACTTAAATTCTGTGCTCATACTATATCTTCTTTATTATATAATTATTCATAATCAAATAATCCATATCACAATTCATAAATGTCCACAATGCTTTTTGTGGGTCATTTGTTGTTGTGTGTCCTTTTAAATTAAATGATGTGTTTAATAGGATAGGAGTTCCACTTACTTTTTCAAATGATTTTAATAATTGATAGTATAATGGATTTTGTTCCTGTCTAACTGTCTGTATTCTTGCTGAACGGTCAACATGAGTTACAGATGGAATATCTTTGTATCCACTAACTTTGACAACCTGATTCATATAAGGTACTTCCCCTTCTGAATCGAAATATAATTGATAATCTTCAATTGTTACAGATGGAGCAAATGGTCTAAACATCTCCCTCTTCTTAACAACTTTATTTATTCTATCTCTAACATCTGGCAAATGTGGATTTGCTAATATAGAACGATTACCCAATCCTCTTGCACCAAATTCAGTTCTACCTTGAAACCAACCAACAATATTTCCTTTGTTAATTAAAATAGAAACCAAATTACATAAATCTATATCATGTTGCAAATAATTAACGTGTAAATCATTTCGATTGTTTAACAGTTGTTCTATTTCATCATTACTAAATTCAGGTCCTAAATATGGAGATTGATTATCTCCTCCTCTTTTTTTAGAATAACCCAAAACATCATGCCAAACATATAAACATGCACCAATAGCAGAACCTGCATCAGATGGAGCATACGGAATCCACACATCCTTTATAGATGTGTTTTGTTTTATCTTACCATTAGCAGTTCCGTTGTAAGCACATCCACCACCTAATACTAAATTCTTACTTTCAATATATTCTGTTGAATAGTTTATTAGATAGTAGAAACATTTCTCATACCAACTTTGAAGAGCAGATGCTAACTCCATATGATGTAGCTCTATTTCTGAATCAGGCGTTCTTGGTTCAAATCCTATTAAGTCTACTAAATCCATAGTGAACATATCAGTATTAGAATATTCCCAAGTAAAATACTTTTGGTCTATACTGATAATATCTTCTCCACCCAATGTAGTGAATTTATCAAAAATATGTTCATAGTTTTTAGGAGTTGCGTATGGTGCTAATCCCATAACTTTATATTCTCCTTCATTTGGTTTGAATCCCAAATATGCAGTTATTGTTGAATACACTAAACCCAAAGAATTGGGGAAATATACAGATTTTACTTCTCTAATACCCCCAATATCACACTTTGATATGTTTATTGTATCCCATTCACCTACACCATCGATTGATATACCAATAGCATCATCATATGGGGATGTATAGAAAGATAATGCTAAATGGGATAAATGGTGTTTAATTTTGTATAAAGTACCCTTAAAACCAATGTTTTTCTCTAAAAATTGGGATAAATTGCCTTCTGTTGCCTTAAATTGTTTCTTAAACTTAAACCACGTCTTCCAATTACGAATCCATCTCCTACCTAATGTATGTTTTACCCTATCATACTTTAACTCTGGGTTCTCATACCAACAAACCATAGTAACATCATCGATTGTTACATTTGCGTAGCTTAAACACCAAGCAATTGCCTTAAATGGAAAAGA